GAGATCCACACCTGAAAGAATCCCATCCCAATGCTGGAGATCTCGCCACGTGATCCTGGAGATGCCGACTGCTTTTTGGGCTCTGTACTCCGGAGGCAAACCTATGGACCTCAGAAAAGGAATGGCCGTGCGCCGGGAGCATTCCGCGAATGACTTATTACAAAGATCACCTCGGTTTTCACCCGGCCAATCAAGGGCCAGCAGCTCCTGGCCTTGATAACTTAAGCCTCATCTTTTCAGAAAGACCAGCAAGCTAATTGACTATGTTCAGATGATCTGCGGTCTTGCCGCCATTGCAAGGTTTATGTGGAAGCTCTCCATCAATTGCCTACGGCGACGGGCGGAAACGGCAAGTCAACCCTTCCTGGAATGCAATCCTCCACGGCTGGGGCCCTTTACATGCGCATCTGCAGATACCCTGACTGTCGGCTGCGCAGAAACACAAAAACCGGTAATGGCAGAGGTCAAAGCCAAACGCCTCCTGGATCGCTCGCCGAAGAGGTCAAAGGCAAACGTCTGCTGATCGCGGCCGAGATGCAGGAAGGCGCGAGACTCAACGACTCCACCGTCAAGCAACTCTGCTCCACTGACGATGTGTTCGCGGAGAAAAAGTACAAGGACCCGTTCAGCTTCACGCCCTGCCATACACTGGTACTTTACACCAACCATCTGCCGAAGGTCAGCGCATCCGACGACGGTATCTGGCGCAGGCTGATCGTTATCCCGTTCAACGCTAAGATCGAGGGCTCCGGCGACATCAAGAATTACGGCGAGTATCTCTACAACAACGCCGGCGAGAGTATCTTGGCATGGGTCATCGAAGGTGCCCAGAAGGTCATCGCACTGGATTACAAGATTCCGGTGCCAGCATGCGTGCAGAAAGCGATTGAGGAGTACCGGGCGCAGAATGACTGGTTCGGCCATTTCCTCGACGACAAGTGCGATCTTGATCCCAGCTATAAGGAAGGCTCTGGGTCCTTGTATCAGGCGTACCGTAATTACAGCATCGACACGAACGAATATGTCCGCAGCACGGCAGACTTCTACTTTGCTCTGGAAAAGGCCGGCTATGAACGCATTGTGCGTGATAATAAGCGCTATTTTGTTGGCCTGCGGCTCAAGATTGATGACGGAGATTTTCTGAATTAAGGCTGGTGGAGTAACCTCGGCAAAGGTCATATACAAAAAGTCTCTTAGGTCTATAAAAAATGGCATAAGAAAAAGTTTAGTAAATGACATACGTCGAGGTTACTTCTCCACCGGATTGGAGACTGCAAATGAGAGAAAAAACATCCGAGCAAAAATTAACGCTGATGGTCAAAGCCGCAGGCGGTATCGCGCCGAAGTTCGTGTCTCCCGGTTATGACGGGATGCCGGATCGCATCGTTCTTTTACCGGGCGGCCGCATGGCTTTTGTGGAAGTCAAGGCTCCCGGCAAGGTGCCGCGCCCTTTGCAGGAAGCCAGACATCGTATGCTGCGTAAGCTGGGCTTTAAGATTTTTGTGCTGGACGACGCCTGTCAGATTGGAGGGATTCTTGATGAAATACGAGCCACATAACTACCAGACTTTCGCCATCGACTACATCGAGACACACCCCATTGCGGCGGTCCTGCTGGATATGGGTTTGGGGAAAACGAGTATCACGCTGACAGCCATTATGGACCTGCTGTTCGACAGCTTCGTGGCTCACCGCATTCTGGTCATCGCGCCTCTGCGTGTGGCACGAGATACCTGGCCGGCAGAAATCCAGAAATGGGACCATCTGTCACTGTTGACCTACGCAGTGGCGGTTGGAACCGAGACAGAACGCAAAGCGGCGCTTCTGCAACAGGCGGACATCTGCATTATCAACCGGGAGAACGTCCAGTGGCTCATCGAGAGCAGTGGCGTCCCGTTCGACTTCGATACCGTGGTGGTCGATGAGCTGTCGTCCTTCAAAAGCTATCAGGCAAAACGATTNCGGGCGTTAATGAAGGTCCGCCCCAAGGTTAAGCGCATCGTGGGACTTACCGGCACGCCTTCCGCGAACGGCCTCATGGATCTGTGGGCTGAATACCGGCTTCTGGACATGGGGCAGCGACTCGGCCGCTTCATTGGGCAGTATCGCACCAACTACTTCATGCCGGACAAGAGGAACGGCCAGATCATCTACTCCTATAAACCGCTGCCCGGCGCGGAAAAGGCCATCTACAGCAAAATTGCGGATATCACGATCAGCATGAAGTCCACCGACCACCTGCAGATGCCGGAGCTTATCAGCAGCGAATACGAGGTGCAGCTTTCCGAGGAAGAACAGGAACGCTACGACGAACTGAAGGACGACCTCGTGCTGCAGCTCCCAGACGGCGATATCACTGTGGCCAACGCCGCCGCTTTATCGAACAAGCTCTCACAGATGGCCAACGGCGCAGTCTATGACGATGTCGGCGGCATAGTCCATATTCACGACCGCAAACTGGATGCGCTGGAGGATTTGATTGAGGCGGCAAACGGCAAGCCGGTGCTGGTGGCCTACTGGTTCAAGCACGATCTGGCCAGAATCTCCGAGCGGCTGCACAAGCTCCATATCCCGTTCTCCCAGCTTGACACACCGGAGAGTATTCGCAGGTGGAACGCGGGCGAACTGCCTGTGGCGTTGGTGCATCCCGCCTCTGCCGGACACGGGCTGAATCTGCAAAGCGGCGGCTCCACCATCATCTGGTTTGGGTTGACATGGTCGTTGGAACTCTACCAACAAACCAATGCCCGCCTGTGGAGACAGGGCCAGACGGCAGACACCGTTGTGGTGCAGCACATCATCACAAAGGGCACCATTGACAACCGGATGCTGAAGGCGCTCTCTACCAAGGACCGTACGCAGTCCGCCCTGATNGCCGCTGTGAAGGCAGACCTGAAAATCTGAGACAAACTTCGCCAATCCGTGCCAATCCGAGGACTACAAAAATTCGGAGGTACAGATTATGAACGACCCTTATGAAAATCTGGCAAATGCCATCATTACGCTTGCGGCGAATGACTATCGCGCCGCGCTGCGCACGCTGGAGCGAAATCCGAAATACACCCCGGCGCTGCAGGACAAGTCGGAGGTGGAACGGTTCTTCCGCTCCGAATGGTACAAGTTGCTGACCTCCGTCGACGGAGAAACACTGCTTCGGGTGCTGCGCGAGGAGGTGGTGTGAAATGAAAGCGAAAGAGTATCTGACCCAGGCGTTCCGCTTGGATAACCGCATCAACAGCAAGATCGACCAGATCGCTTCACTGAACGACCTCGCCACCAAGTGTACCTCACGCATGACCGGGATGCCACGCAATCCCAGCCACGGAAAGTCCCAAATGGCGGACGCCGTTGCGAAGATCGTAGACCTGGAAGCGGAGATCAACCGCGACATCGACGCTCTGGTGGATATCAAGTGCGACCTTGTGAAGACCATCAAAGCCGTGGACGATATAGACTGTCAGCTTCTGCTGGAAGGACGCTACCTCTGCTATAAGTCCTGGGAACAGATCGCCGTGGAGATGGATTTCCGGGTGCGCCACGTTTATGAGGTACACAACGACGCTTTGAAAAAAGTAGAGAAAATCCTGTCCGCGCAGTAAAACGCACTGTTTCGCACAGGGCGAATGCGGTATCGTTACAATAGGAAAACTAAATCCGGAGAGCCTCGCGGGAACAATCTCGCGGGGCTTTCTTTATGCCCGGAAAGGAGGCAGCCATGTGCCGCACAAACCTTTAACACCCTGCCGCTATCCCGGCTGCCCGAAGCTGGTACCCGGCCGCTACTGCGAGGAGCATCAGAAGCTTATCGACAAGCAGTACGAACAGTACGACCGCGATCCCATAGAGAAGAAACGGTACGGCCGCGCGTGGAAACGCATCCGTGACAGATACATCTCCCGGTATCCTTTGTGTGAGGAGTGCCTGAAGCGCGGCGTCTATACCCCTGCAACCGAGGTTCACCATCGGCTCCCGCTCTCTCGCGGCGGCACGCACGTCGATTCCAATCTTGAGGCGCTCTGCACGCCTTGCCACTCGAAGATCACCGCCGAGATGGGCGACCGCTGGCATGACCGCTGAAATTGGTTCGTATCACATTTTGATACAAACCTCACGCTCGCCGACCGGTAGGGGCGGTCGAAATCTCTGTGCGAATATCGCCGGGGAACGGGCGTGGGGTCATCTTCGCTAAAACGCGAAATCAAACGGGGTATTGACCCCGCCAAGGGAGGAGGAACCACAGCATGGCCAAGGACGGTACAAACCGTGGCGGAGTAAGAGCCGGTGCCGGTGCAAAACGGAAGCCGCTGGCGGATAAGATCGCTGACGGCAATCCGGGAAAGCACCCGCTCACCGTTATGGAATTTAAAAATGCTCCGGACCTGCGCGGTCAGGACATGCCGGAGCCGAAAGAAATGCTCTCGGCGGTACAAAAGGATGGCAAGGCACTGCCCGCTGCTGACATTTACAAATCAGTCTGGCAGTGGCTCGCGGATCGCGGCTGTGCGCACCTCGTTCCTCCGGATACCATCGAACGCTACGCCATGAGCGCGGCCCGCTGGATTCAGTGCGAGGAGGCCATCACGGAATACGGTTTTCTCGCCAAGCATCCAACTACCGGCAATGCCATCGCCTCGCCCTATGTCACGATGGCAAACAGCTTCAAGTGCCAGACCCGCGCAGACTGGGCTGAAATTTTTCAGATCGTAAAAGAAAACTACGCTGCCGGTTACAGCGGCGACAATCCGCAGGACGACCTGATGGAGCGCCTGCTCACGGCGCGGAAAGGAAAATAATCTATGGCGAATACAGAACGCTTTGAAAAAGTGCATATTGATAAACTGGTACCTTACGCTCGGAATGCTCGTACCCACAGCAAGGAGCAGATTGCACAGCTTCGGTCCAGCCTCCGGGAGTTTGGCTTTGTCTCTCCCGTGATTATCGACAACAATTACAACATCATCGCCGGTCATGGCCGTGTTGCCGCCGCCAAGGAGGAAGGCTACAAAACGGTTCCCTGCGTATTCGCGGAGAACCTGACTGAAGCGCAGAAACGCGCTTACATCCTCGCGGACAACCGTCTCGCCATGAACGCGGGCTGGGATGAGGAAATGCTGGCGGTCGAACTCTCCGATTTGCAGGCCGATGCCTTTGATGTCTCTCTGCTCGGTTTTACCGACGCGGAGATGAATAAGCTCTCCGGCGCGGCTGAGAATGTCAAAGAGGACGACTTCGACGTCGATGAAGAATTGAAAAAGCCCGCCGTCACAAAACCCGGCGACCTGTGGCTGCTCGGCAATCACCGCCTCGTCTGCGGCGACAGTACCAAGGCGGATACCTTCACCCTGCTGATGGATGGGAAGCTCGCCAACCTCACGGTGACTGACCCGCCCTACAATGTAAATTATGAAGGCAGCGCCGGGAAGATCCAGAACGACAACATGGCGGACGACAAGTTCTATGAATTCCTGTTTGACGCCTTTGCCAACACAGAAAAGGCAATGGCGCAGGATGCCTCCATCTATATATTCCATGCCGACACCGAAGGGCTGAACTTCCGAAGGGCCTTCTCGGATGCCGGCTTTTATTTGTCCGGCACCTGCATCTGGAAGAAGCAGTCGCTGGTCCTCGGCCGCTCGCCGTATCAGTGGCAGCACGAACCGATCCTGTTTGGCTGGAAGAAATCCGGCAAGCATGAATGGTACTCCGACCGGAAGCAGTCTACCATCTGGGAGTTCGATAAGCCGAAGAAAAACGCCGACCACCCGACTATGAAGCCAGTCGCCATGCTTGCCTATGCGATTCTCAATTCCAGCATGTCGAACTGCATCGTGCTCGACCCATTCGGCGGCAGCGGGTCCACGCTCATCGCCTGCGAACAGACCGGGCGTGTCTGCGACATGATCGAGCTTGACGAAAAATACTGTGATGTCATTGTGAAACGGTATATCGAGCAGGTTGGAAATGCGGATAGTGTGTACCTCATCCGCGACGGTGAAAAGCTGGCTTATTCCGCTCTCCCTGTGGAAGAAGCCGCATCATAATCTACACAAATATTCTGGCTACAGTTTGTCGGATAATCACCCTGCAAAGAACTTGCTATTCTACAGCTTCAGAGTGATATATGTGACTACCAAAACAAAGAAAGGTGGTCAAACCCTATGAAAATCAACTACAACGTAACAGGTGAACAGCGCAAGGAACTGGTCAAGGCAATCGGAGCAATCCTGCAGGTCAAGCCGGTATACATGAAGATGCCGACCTGCGCCTACGAAATCGGCGACATCACGGTCGACAAGGAAGGCACCCTCCTCTGTGAGGACGACGCCAAGGCCGAGCGCATTGCCCACAACCTGATCGCAGACGGATTCACACCGGAAACTGCAGACGCTCCTGCTGAAAGCGCCAGCGAAGACGATGCTCAATCCGTCTGCGATCAGGTTGTGCATCAGGCGATCGAGCTTGTCAGCATCCTCGCAGCTGACGCATCCTTCTTCTGCTGCGAGGATGCTGACAAGCTCGATCGCCTGATGCACAACCTGATCGCAGACGGCTTCACCGCTACCGAGGTTGCGGAGTCCGCATCCGAAGAAGCTGCTCCTACCGAGGAAGTCGATGTGCCGGACAGTCTCACGATTTCAATGCCGAAGGAAGGCTTCACCGACGAAGCCATCGCTAACCTGAAGCATCTGGTCGAGAGCAAGGCGACGCTCATCAAGAAGGCGCTGAGCGCGGAGGCTCTTCCAATCATGGTCGAGGACGACAAGATTTCCTTCCCATGGTTTTCGGGCTTCCCGGCACCGGAAGAAATCAGCGCCTACGCAAAGTTCATCGGTAGGCTCTGCGGCATTGCCAAAACCCAGAAGCGCGTCACTGCCAAGGACAAGGATGTCGATAACGACAAGTACGCCTTCCGCTGTTTTCTCCTGCGGCTGGGCTTCATTGGGGCTGAGTACAAGGCCGACCGGAAAATTCTGCTGAAGAACCTGACCGGTTCCTCCGCTTTCAAAGGAGGCGTTCCAGATGCTGATGAATGAAAAGCTGCTGGCGCACCTCCGGAAAACCTACCCAGCCGGAACCCGCGTGGAGCTTGTGCGGATGGACGACGTGCAGGCTCCGCCCATCGGCACAAAGGGAACCGTGTACGGGGTCGACGACACCGGCTCCATTCTGGTGAACTGGGACAACGGCTCCGGGCTGAACGTGGTCTACGGTATTGATTCCTGTCGGAAGGTCGGTGAGCGCCATGACTGAGAAGGTCAAGGAACAGATTCTCGCCATCCGCGACACCGGCGAAACAAACATGTTCGATACCGCCTGTGTTCAACGCATGGCCTATGATCGCGGCTTCTATGAACTCGTCCTCTTTCTGGAGGAGCACAAAAAGGAATACGCCCGATTCATTCTGACCGGTGAGTAATGCACACTTTTTCCCGCCAAGGTTTGTGTACTATATATCGCCTGAATCGCTTGCTATTACAGGGCTTCAGAGTGATATATGTACATACCAAAACGAAAGGGGTACACCACAATGACCGAAAAACAGATGAAGCAAATCCAGAGCCAACTTCCGAAGGGCGAGAAAATCAACCGCTGCTACAGAGCTTTTGAGGGCGACATCCGGGTGATCACCCGCAAGCCGGACGGTAGCGAGGTCCGCTACACTGTGAGCTTCGACGCCGATGACAACGCGACAATCAGGAAATTTTAAGGAGGCGGCAACCATGTGGTCAGAAGGAAGCATCAAGCTCGGCAGCGACATTTTTCATTACTGGGTCAAGCACTACGACGAGGGTTCACAGTACGGCATCAACGAGGGCCGCATTTCCAAGCTGATGCTGAACCGGAACGGTGAGACGGTTTGCAACTATGACCGGGGCTGGGACATAGAGCCCGCCGACGAAAACACCTCGACCGCGCTTGCCATTCTGCTGAAGGATTACAACTGAACGCAGCCGGGAGTCTGGGCCGGAAGGCCCTGTCTCTCGTTGCCTATAGATTTTTGCGAGGCTGCTCCGGCAGTCTTTTTTTATGCCTACGGAAAGGAGGCGACGGCATATACGAAAGCTCAAAAAATACACACCAACCAAGTTCATGGCGAAGGATTCCTTCTACGACAAGGACTCCGCCGATTATGCCGTCAGCTTCATCGAAAGCCTGCGGCACACCAAAGGCCAGTGGTACCGAGAGCCATTCGAGCTCATCGACTGGCAGGAGCAGATCGTCCGGGATGTGTTCGGTGTTCTAAAGCCCAACGGCTACCGTCAGTTCAACACCGCCTATGTGGAAATTCCGAAGAAGATGGGCAAGTCGGAACTTGCCGCCGCCGTTGCGCTGCTGCTCACCTGCGGCGACGGTGAAGAACGCGCCGAGGTCTACGGCTGCGCCGCCGATCACAATCAGGCGTCCATCGTTTTCAATGTCGCCGCCGATATGGTCCGCATGTGCCCGGCGCTCTCGAAGCGGGTGAAAATCCTCGACTCCAAAAAGCGCATCGTCTATCAGCCGACCAGCAGCTTTTATCAGGTGCTCTCGGCGGATGTGGCGAATAAGCACGGCTTCAATACTCACGGCGTGATCTTCGATGAGCTGCACACCCAGCCAAACCGTAAGCTCTACGACGTCATGACAAAAGGCTCCGGTGATGCTCGTATGCAGCCGTTATACTTTCTCATCACTACGGCCGGGGACAATCAAAACAGCATCTGCTGGGAGGTCCATGAGAAGGCCAAGGATATCCTCGAAGGCAGGAAGCACGACGCCACCTTCTACCCGGTCATTTACGGAGCCGATCCGGACGACGACTGGACCGACCCGAAAGTCTGGAAAAAAGCTAATCCGTCGCTCGGCATCACGGTCGGCATCGATAAGGTCCGCGATGCCTGTGAATCGGCCCGTCAGAATCCCGCCGAGGAGAACGCCTTTCGCCAGCTTCGCCTGAACCAGTGGGTCAAGCAGGCGGTGCGCTGGATGCCGATGGAGAAATGGGACGCCTGTGCCTTCCCGGTTGATCCGAAACCACTGGAGGGCCGCGTCTGCTACGGCGGGTTGGACCTTTCCTCAACTACGGATATTACAGCCTTCGTGCTGGTGTTCCCTCCGGAGGACGAGGAGGACAAGTACAGCATCCTGCCGTTCTTTTGGATACCGGAGGAAAACGTAGACCTTCGCGTCAAACGTGACCATGTCAACTATGACCTGTGGAAACAGCAGGGCTACCTGCAGACGACCGAGGGCAACGTGGTTCACTACGGATTTATCGAGAGCTTTATTGAAGAACTCGGCACCCGCTACAACATCCGGGAGATCGCCTTCGACCGCTGGGGCGCGACGCAGATGGTTCAGAACCTTGAGGGCCTCGGCTTCACCGTCGTTCCCTTCGGACAGGGCTTCAAGGACATGTCGCCTCCGACCAAAGAACTCATGCGGCTGACGCTCGCCGGGCAGCTTGCCCACGGTGGCCATCCGGTGCTTCGTTGGATGATGGACAACATCTTCATCCGCACGGACCCGGCCGGAAACATCAAACCGGACAAGGAAAAGTCCACAGAAAAGATCGACGGCGCGGTCGCCACGATCATGGCGCTCGACCGGGCGCAGCGCGTGGGAATCACAAGCGGAACGTCTGTTTATGACGAGCGCGGTATCATCTCTTTCTGAAAGCTGCAGCCGTTATTTGACTGCCCGTAGTTAAACAACATTGCTTACCCCTCAAAATCATACCCACGCTGCAGTTTTTATGATACTATTATAAAAAACGCAGGAGGGACTTACCAATGGCTGCTATTACAGAAAAAGTGGTTCAATGCGCATATGAAATGGGAGTTAAAGTATACCGTGGCGAAATGACCCATACCGATGCCAAAGCAGAAGTAAATCGCCGTACCGGCATGGATTTTGGTTCTGCTGGTGACTATATCAACGTGCTGCAATATATGTTGGACGGCCAGGTTTACAAACGTACGATTAATAAATACGCGACCGAGTATTATCTTGTCCATATCGATGAAGATTTCGGACGAGAAAAACAGCGGCTGGCCGCAAGCGCAGTTTCAGCCCATGTACAATACTATCGAAGCATCCACGGCTATCTTGCCAGCATTGATGAACTGGCCCGGCGTTATAAATAGTAAACTTTCTGCTGTATGAAGCATCTGCCCAATATCGGGTAGGTGCTTTTTTCATGCCATTTTTCAGGAGGCGAATATGGGAATCAAAGAATTTTTCCACTTTGGCAGGGCGCGAGACAAGCCCCGCGATTACTACACCGGCACGGATTACCGGTTTCTGTTCGGTCCCACCACGAGCGGCAGAAACGTGAATGAGTTTACGGCGATGCAGACCACAGCGGTTTATTCCTGTGTCCGCATTCTGTCAGAAGCCATCGCGTCCCTGCCGCTCAACATTTATCGCTATAAGGCTGCGGGCAAAGAGCGCGTCTATGACCACCCGCTTTACCACATCCTGCACGACGAGCCGAATCCGGAAATGACCTCGTTCGTATTCCGCGAAACTCTGATGAGCCATCTGCTTATCTGGGGCAACGCCTACGCGCAGATCATTCGGGACGGGGCTGGCCGGGTCGTGGCCCTTTATCCGCTGCTGCCCGACAAGATGCAGGTCGACCGGGATGAGCACGGCGAGATCTACTACCTCTATACGAAAAGCAGCGATGAAAACCCGAACGTGAAGCAATACGGTCAGGTCCGCCTCTCGCGGTATGACGTTCTGCACATTCCGGGGCTGGGCTTTGACGGCCTTGTCGGTTACTCGCCGATTGCGATGGCCAAGAACGCGGTCGGCATGGCGCTGGCCTGCGAGGAATACGGAGCCAGCTTCTTTGCCAACGGGGCCAACCCCAGCGGCGTGCTGGAGCATCCGGGAGTTCTGAAGGACCCGGCCAAGGTACGCGACTCGTGGAACGAGGTCTATCGCGGCTCCGGCAACGCCCACAAGATCGCGGTGCTGGAGGAAGGCATGAAGTACACACCGATCTCCATCTCGCCGGAGGAGGCACAGTTCCTCGAAACCCGTAAATTTCAGATTGACGAGATCGCACGGCTCTACCGCATCCCGCCGCATATGGTGGGAGACCTTGAAAAATCCAGCTTTTCCAACATAGAGCAGCAGTCCCTGGAATTTGTGAAATACACGCTCGACCCGTGGGTGATCCGCTGGGAGCAGGCACTGATGCGCTCGCTGTTCACGCCTGCTGAAAAGCAGCAGTACTTCATCAAGCTGAACGTGGACGGTCTGCTTCGCGGCGATTATCAGAGCCGCATGAACGGCTATGCCACCGGCAGGCAAAACGGCTGGCTCTCCGCCAATGACATCCGGGAGTTGGAAGACCTGAATCCGATCCCGGCCGAGGAAGGCGGTAACCTTTATCTCATCAACGGCAACATGACCAAATTGAAAGACGCCGGAATCTTCGCAGCGTCCGCGCCTGCGGGCGGCGACAAGCCGGGTCAGGGAGGTAAAAACACGTGAAAAGAAAGTTCTGGAACTGGGTCAAGAACGACGGCGCTGACGAATTCGGCAGCGAGCGCACGCTCTACCTGAACGGCGAGATCAGCGACGAGACCTGGTACGGCGATGAAGTCACCCCGCAGATGTTCAAAGACGAACTGAACGCCGGGAGCGGCGACATTACGCTCTGGATCAACTCGCCGGGCGGCGACTGCTTCGCTGCCGCGCAGATCTACAACCTGCTCATGGATTACAGAGGCAACGTCACGGTCAAGATTGACGGGCTTGCGGCCTCGGCCGCTTCCGTCATCGCCATGGCTGGCACCAAGGTCTGCATGTCGCCGGTCGCAATGCTGATGATCCACAATCCGGCGACCGTGGCTATCGGAGATGAGGAGGAAATGCAGAAAGCCATCGACATGCTCGCCGAGGTCAAGGAAAGCATCATGAACGCCTACGAGATCAAGACGGGCCTCTCCCGTACGGTAATTTCGCACCTCATGGACGCGGAATCGTGGTTCAACGCCAAAAAGGCCATAGAGCTTCATTTCGCCGACGAGATTCTGTTCTCGCCGGAGGAACCGGAAGAAGCGCCTGACGACGTGGAGGCCATGCTGTTCTCCCGCGTGGCGGTCACGAATTCCCTGCTTTCTAAGCTCATTCCGAAAAAGCCGGAAAAACAGGCGGCACCAAAAGTACCTATTTCGCAGCTCGATAAACGGCTGAGCCTGCTGGCTCACTAATTTAAGGAGGATTTACTTATGAATCAGATTCTTGAACTCAGAGAAAAGAGAGCGAAGGCGTGGGAAGCGGCGAAAGCGTTTCTCGACACCAAGCGTGGCGCGGACGGCCTGATCTCCGCCGAGGATTCCGCGACCTATGACAAAATGGAAGCCGATGTGGTGAACCTCGGCAAGGAAATCGAACGTCTGGAAAAGCAGGCCACCATCGACGCGGAGCTCGCAAAGCCGACTTCTTCTCCGCTCACCAATCAGCCTGGTAACCATGCGACCAAGGACAAGTCCGGCCGCGCATCCGAAGCCTATAAAAAGGCGTTCTGGGACAGCATCCGCAAGAAGAACTACTACGACGTGACCGACGCCCTTGCTGTCGGCACGGACACCGAGGGCGGCTACCTCGTGCCGGACGAGTTTGAGAAAACACTCGTTCAGGCCCTGCAGGATCAGAACTTCTTCCGCACCCTTGCCACCATCATCCAGACCTCCAGCGGTGAGCGTAAGATTCCCGTCGTCACCGGTCACGGCGAGGCGGCATGGATGGACGAGGGTGGACTGTATCCGGAGAGCGACGACACCTTCGGTCAAGTCACTATCAGCGCGTACAAGCTCGGCACCGCCATCAAGGTTTCNGAGGAGCTCATCAACGACAGCGTATTCGACCTGGAAAGCTATATCGCCGCCGAGTTCGCCCGCCGCGTCGGTACCAAGGAAGAGGAAGCGTTCATCGCGGGTAACGGTACCGGCAAGCCGACCGGTGTGTTCACGACTGCGGAAGCTGCTGTGACCACCGCAGGCGCTGCCATCACCTTCGACGACGTTATGGACCTGTACCACTCTCTCCGCAGCGTCTACCGCAACAAGGCCGTCTGGATTCTGAATGACACAACGGTTAAGGCGCTGCGCAAGCTGAAGGACAACAACGGCAACTATATCTGGCAGCCGTCCGTACAGCTTGGCCAGCCAGATATGATCCTGAACCGTCCGTACTACACCAGCGCCTTCGCGCCGGATATCACGGCGGGTAACAAGGTCATCGCGTTCGGCGACTTCTCCTATTACTGGATTGCCGACCGTCAGGGCCGCAGCTTCAAGCGCCTGAACGAGCTTTATGCTCCGAACGGCCAGATCGGCTTCCTCGCCAGCGAGCGCGTCGACGGCAAGCTCATCCTGCCGGAGGCGGTCAAGACCCTCGCAATCAAAAGCGCGTAACTGATACAGCCGCCTGTTGAGAGAAAACTTCCGGCAGGCGGCTCATTCTTGGAGGTGATCCTATGCCAGTAACACTTGAAGAAGCAAAAACCTATCTGCGCGTGGATTCCGGCGATGAGGACGGCCTGATTGCCGATCTCATTTCCACGGCCATGCAGATGTGCCGGGACGTGGCCAGAGCCGACGACACCGCGCTCAATGAAAACGCGGCGATTACCCGTATCGCCGTCCTGTACACGGTCGCATATCTCTATGAGCACCGGGAGGAAGCCAATCACCAGACGCTCCTGCTCATGCTCCGGGCGCTGCTGTTCGGCTTCAGGAAGGAAGCGTTCTGATGGACATCGCGGCGCTGAATGTGGAGGTTACCTTCCAAAAAAACACGGTCGTGACCGATGAGGTCGGAAACCATAAAAATATCTGGACGGATTACTTCACCTGCCACGCAACCGTCGGAACCGGAACGGGTACGGAAGCAAGCGGCGCGGCTACGGTAAACCCGGAGGAATCCATGGATTTCACCACGCGCTGGTGCAGCGAGCTCGCCGCCGTGGAGTCCACCAAATACCGGATTCTCACGCAGGGCAAGATTTACGACATCGTGTATGTCAATCCGATGGGCTACAAACGGAACAGTCTGAAATTCAACTGCAAGCTGGAAAAGAGGTGACGCCTGTGTCAAAGGACATTGTCAGCATCGACGGGATGGCCGACGCCATCATGAAGGGCCTGACGGAGTATGCCTCGGTCGCCACCGATGATATGAAGCAGGCGGTCCGGGACGCCGGGAATACGGTCAAAAAGCAGATACAGGCAAACGCGCCTGTGGACACCGGTGCCTATAAAAAGAGCTGGACGGTCACGAAGGTATCGGAGAACTCCAGCAGTCTGGACCTTGTGGTCCACTCCAAAAATCGGTACCAGCTTGCGCATCTTCTGGAGCATGGGCACGCGAAACGCGGCGGCGGCCGTGTGGAGGCAAGACCGCACATTGCTCCTGCAGAGGAGGCTGGCAAGGAACAGCTTCTTTCCAATCTCGAAAAGGCTCTGCAAAATGACGCATAAGGAAGTTCTGGCGATGGCGGCTGAAACAAAGCTGCCCGTCGCCTACGATCATTTCGCGGAAGGTGAAAGCCCGGAACCGCCGTTTCTGGTTTTCCGCTATCCCTCCACCGACAACTTTTCCGCTGACGGTACGGCCTATTTCAAAATGAGCCGTCTGGATTTCGAACTCTACACCGATGAGAAGTCCCCTGATACAGAAGCAACCATAGAAGCCGTGCTTGACAGCCACGGCTTTTTTTATGCCAGGAGCGAAGTATGGATTCCCTCTGAGAAGCTGTACGAAGTGCTCTATCAAATGGAGGTTTGAATATGGGCAACAAAGTAAAATTCAATATCTGCAACGTCCACTACGCGCCGATCACCATCGGCACGGACGGAGCCGTTACGTTTGCTACGCCTGTGGCGATGCCCGGCGCGGTATCCCTCTCCCTCGACCCGAACGGCGAACCGGAGAGCTTTTACGCGGACGGCATCGAGTATTATACCATCAACAACAACATGGGTTATGACGGCGATCTGGAGCTCGCCATGATCCCGGAGAGCTTTCGCACGGACATTCTGAAGGAAACCGCCGACAGCAACAAGGTTCTGGTCGAGGACGCCAACTCCGAAACCGGTGCCTTCGCCCTGCTCTTTGAATTCGACGGTGACGTCAAGAAGATCCGCCACGTCCTGTACAACTGCTCGGCCTCCCGCCCGAAGATTGAATCCAAGACGAACGAGGAATCCCGCGAGGTGCAGACCGAAACGCTCTCTGTTAAGGCCCGTCCGCTTGCCAGCGGCTATGTGAAGGCCAAGACTGGCGACAACACCACCGACGCTGTCTATACCGCCTGGTATGACGCGGTCTATCAGCCCAACGCTGCGGCCGCTACCGGCAATGGTTGAGGAGGTGTAAGCGATGAGCCTTTGTAAAACAATCGAGATCGATGGAAAGCCTGTCAAATTCCGGGCCTCGGCGGCCATCCCGCGTATTTACAGGATCAAGTTCCAGCGGGACATCTACAAGGACCTGCGTTCGCTGGAGAAATCCGTCACAGATAACGACGAGGACAACTCCGGACTGGACCTTCTGAGCCTTGAGATGTTCGAGAACATCGCCTATGTAATGGCGAAGCACGCCGACCCGGAGGTACCCGACACGCCGGAAGACTGGCTGGACGGATTTAACACCTTCTCTATCTATCAGATCCTGCCGCAGATCATCGACCTCTGGGGCCTCAACGTGCAGACGGAATCGGAGTCTAAAAAAAACTTCGCCCGACTGAACGCGAAATGACGACGGCGTTGTTCCTGCTTCGCTGCGTACAGCTCGGCCTGTCGGTGCAGGACCTTGAGCTTCTGACCATCGGCATGATCAACGATATGTATGTGGAAAGCAGGAACGACGACTATAAATATCCGGTTCTTGCCACACAGGAAGATATGAACCGGTTCTAATGCATGGATGCTCCGCTATTTAGGCGGGGCATTTTTGCCATTTCAAAGAAAGGAGGCTGCACATGGCCGACAGAATTAAAGGCATCACCGTTGAGATCGGCGGCGACACCACCGGACTATCCAAGGCGCTCGCAGGCGTCAACAAAGAAATCAAGTCGACGCAGGCCCAGCTCAAGGACGTCAACAGCCTTCTGAAACTCGATCCCTCCAACGCGGAACTGCTCTCCCAGAAGCATCGTCTGCTCTCTCAGGCGGTTGAAGAAACAAAAGGCAAGCTCACCGAACTAAAATCCGTGCAGGATCAGATGGATGAGGGCCTGAAAAACGGTTCCGTCACCCAGCAGCAGTACGACGCCTGGAAACGGGAAATTGTTGCCACTGAGGAAGAACTGAAGAATCTCGAAACTCAGACCAAGAATACGGATACCGCCATCTCTGCGACGCTGAAAGAAGCAGGCAGTAAGGTTTCCGCAGTCGGCGATAAGATCAGCGGTGTCGGGGAAACGATGACGAAAAACGTAACAGCCCCGATTGCCGCCGTGGGCGCGGCCTCCCTCGCCGCCTTCTCCGAAGTGGACGAAGGCATGGATATCATTGTCACCAAGACAGGTGCGACGGGCGAAGCGCTCGAATCCATGGAGAACATCGCCAAGGATATCGCCACAACCATCCCGACCTCCTTCGCGGACGCGGGCACGGCTGTTGGCGAAGTCAACACACGCTTCGGACTCACAGGCAAGGCCCTGCAGGACCTCTCCACCCAGTTCATCGAGTTTGCCTCCATCAATAATACCGACGTCAATACCTCCATCGGCAATACGCAGATGATCCTGTCGCAGTTCGGGATGAGCGCGTCGGAGGCCGGAAACGTGCTCGGCCTGCTCACCTCGGTCAGCCAGAAAACCGGCATCAGCGTGGATGATCTGAGCAATCTCCTGCAGCAAAACGGAGCCACATTCAAGGAAATGGGCCTCGGCGTCGGGGAAGCCATCACGCTCATGGGCAACTTTGAGAAAGCTGGTATCGACTCTGCCTCCATGCTGACTGGCCTTAAAAAGGCTGCGTCCAACTACTCCAAGGACGGCAAGAGCATGGAGGAAGGACTCGGCGATCTCATCAAACGTCTGCAGGATTCCAGCACGGCGGCGGATGCCACTGCCGAAGCCTACTCGCTGTTCGGTACCAAAGGCGGACTGGCGTTTGTCACCGCAGCCAAGGAAGGCCGCATCAGTCTTGACGGTCTGTCCACCGATCTTTCGAGCTTCAGCACCACTGTCAGCGATACCTATGAGGGAACGCTGGACGGCATTGACTCCGCTACCACCGCAATGAACTCTCTGAAGGAAGCCGGAGCCGCTGTTGGAGAGGTGCTGGGCGATACGCTCGCGCCAATTCTGCAGAGCGTCGCTGCCGGGTTAAAATCCTTCGCGCAGTGGTTCTCCAATCTCTCACCGGGCATGAAGGACATGATTGTCAAGATTGCTCTCATCGCGGCCGCTGTCGGACCGGTGCTCATTATCATCGGCAAAGTGGTCAGCGCCATCGGCAGCATTATTTCCGCTGCGGGCGCGATCAGCGGCGTAATCAGCGCGATTGCCGGTGCACTTCCGGCGCTGGGCGGCGTGATTGCCGCGCTCACCGGGCCAATTGGCATTGTAATCGCCATTGTCGCGGCGGCTATTGCCATTGGCGTCCTTGTCGTGAAAAACTGGGACAGCATCAAGGCTGCGGCCATCTCCATCTGGGGAGCCATCAGGGATTTCTTCTCTACGGTCTGGCAAGCAATCAGCAATACCTTCACGACCGTGGTAACGGCCATCGGCAATTTTCTCACCAGCGCATGGACGGCGATCACCACCACGATCCAAGCGGTCTGGAATGGCATCGCCAACTTTTTCTCCTCGCTGTGGAATGGCATCGTGACGATTTTCACCACGGTATTTGAAGTTATAAAGACGATTGTCATGACCTACTTCACAATTTACAAAACCATCATCGAAACCGTGCTTAATGCCATCGTGGTTGTTTTTACAACCATCTGGAACGCGATTAGCACTGTGGTCACCACGGTTGTCACGGCAATCGGCACCTTTCTGACCACCGCGTGGACGACGATCCAAACAGTAATTACAACCGTGCTCACCGCTATCCAGACGCTTTTCTCTACTATCTGGAATGCCATCAGTACCGTAGTTACGACCGTTGTTACTGCGATCAGCACTTTCCTGACCACCGCATGGACGGCGATTCAGGCCATGTTTACAACGGTGCTTACCGCGATTCAGACCGTTTTCACGACTGTCTGGAATGCCATCAGTACGGTGGTTACGACCATCGTGACCGCAATCAGCACATTCCTGACTACCGTGTGGACAACCATCCAGACGGTGATCACCACGATTCTAACGGCAATTCAGACGGTATTCTCTACGATCTGGAACGCCATCAGCACAACGATTTCTTCGATTGTAAGTGGTATCCGGAATACAGTCACCTCGGTCTGGAATTCCATTCAGTCCGCCGTATCCTCTGTCATGAACGCGATCAGCGGCACGGTGTCCTCCATCTGGAGTTCCATCTCCAGCGGCATCAGTACAACCATCGGGAATATCTATAACACTATCAAGACCGGCTTCGACAATGCGGTCGACTTCATCAAAGGACTGGCAAGCTCGGCATGGAATTGGGGCGCGGATATCATCAACGGTATTATTGATGGTATTAAAAGCTGTATCGGCAAAGTCAAGGACGCCGTGTCCAACGTGGCAGAAACCATTAAGTCGTTTCTTCATTTCTCAGTTCCCGACGTTGGGCCGCTTGCTGATTACGAAAGTTGGATGCCGGACTTCATGTCCGGGCTGGCCAGTGGAATCGAGAAAAGCAAGAGTCTCGTGTCCGATGCCATGAGCTCTGTTGCCGGGGACATGGTACTCCGGCCTCAGGCAGAACTGTCCGGCGTTACCCAGAGTGGCGCATCCTCCGGCGTGGTCGCAGATATACTGAGCGGCATCCAGTCGGCGCTGGCCGACCTGAAGAGCTCAAGTACCGGCGACATCAGTATTCCGGTCTACCTTGGCGGGACCCTGCTGGACGAAGTCGTGGTCAACGCGCAGACAAGGCAGAACCTGCGGTCGGGAGGCAGATAACATGGCATTCATTCAATACCTGAGCTTTGACGGCACAGATATTCCGCTTCCGGAAAGCTACGATGTGGAAGTTTCGGACGTCGTGTCGGACGCGGGCGGAGAGACAGAAGCCGGGACTACACAGCGCGATGTGATCCGATCCGGCGTAGTCAACATCCCGGTTTCCTTCAACGTTTCTCCGGCATGGCTAAAGAAGCTCTCTGAATACCGGAAGGAAGCAAAAATCAAAGTGAAGTTTTTCAACCCATACACCCTCGAAGCCGAGGAGCGGGATATGTATATCGACGGCTTCAAGACCAGCCTTGTGAAGGACACGTCCTATAAGGGACTGTGGAAAGTTTCATTTACGCTGAAAGAATTCTGACGGGAGGTGTTATTCCATGTATGCGGTAAGCAATGCGTATAAAAAAGCCATACAGGATAACACCCGCAGCTACTACTGGACCGGGAAGATCACGCTCGCGGACGGTACGGAATATCCCTTTGAAAATAAGGACATCGTGAAGGGCTCCGGCTATGTCACCCGGCAATGCTGCGGAAGCAATGAGATCGAACTTGGCACCGTCTATGCGGCTGAGCTTGGCATCACGCTGCTCACCGACATCGACCGTTACAGCCTAACCGGGGCCACTATCACGCTTTCTTTCCATTTGGACATTGGGAACGGTGTCTATGAAGAAGTGCCGATGGGAATCTTTGAAATTTCCGAGGCTAATCGAACGATCAGATGTCTGGATATCAAAGCCTACGACTATATGCTCCGCTTTGACGCTGACTTCGATGAGAAGGTCACCAACGGCGTGGCGTATGATCTGCTTCTGCTCGCCTGTGAAGCCTACAAGGTGGAACTGGCCAACACCAAGGAGGAACTCGCCGCCATGCCAAACGGCGGCACCGTCCTCGGCGTTTATACGGAAAACGACATCGAAACGTGGCGCGATCTGATCTTTTACGTGGCCCAGGTGCTCGGCTGTTTTGCCCAGATCGACCGAACCGGAAAACTCCTGCTCACGAAATACAGCAGCATCCCTGTGGCGGATATCCCTGATACGCAGCGGTTTTCCAGCAGTTTTTCGGACTTCATCACCCGTTATACGGCTGTGTCCTCCACCAACGTGCGGACAAAAACGGCAGAATATTACGCGCTTGACCCGGACGATGCCCTGACGATGAATCTCGGCGTCAATCCGCTTCTGCAGTTCGGCCTTGCGGAAACCCGTAAGACACTGCTCACCAATATTTTGAACGACATCGCCATAATCCGGTATGTGCCGTTCGATTCAACGACCATCGGCAATCCGGCCTTTGACTCCGGCGATGTAATCACCTTCTCCGGAGGTCAAGCCGATTCCAAGCAGATCACGGCGGTTACAGGTATCACCATTAAGGTAAACGGGAAGCACAGCCTGAAGTGCGTCGGTAAAAACCCGCGCCTCGCACAAGCTAAAAGCAAAAACGACAAGAACATCACCGGTCTCGTAAATCAAATCGAAGCCGGAAAGATCGTCGTTCATTCCTATATGAACGCTTCGCCCTACACGATTTCCTCCACCAATACAGAAATCGTAAGCATCGAGTTTGCGTCCAATGAGGACACAGACGCGCAGTTTTTCGCATCCATCCTGCTGGATGTCAAAGCGGATGCCGTGGATAAAACGGGCCAGGCAAAAGGAACAATCACCATCCCGGCCACAACGGAAGGCGGCAAACCGACTACACAGGATGAGAACTTCACACTGACATGGAAGGATGACGGAGATGCGGTCATTGAGGTAACTTACATCATCAACGACCATGAGCTTACAACGTATTATCCGATAGAAACATGGAAATCCGGCAGGCATATCCTGAACCTGTATTACCCACTCTCAGGTCTTACAGCCAACACCTACAACACCTTCCGTGTCTGGCTCAAAATGACGGGAGGCTCTGCATCGGTCGGACGTGCGCAGGCCATCGCCACAATCAGCGGCCAAGGCTTGTCCGCGAATAAAGTCTGGGACGGGCGTCTGGAATTTTCCGATACGATGGCTCTTATCCGCTTCGGCGGCCTGAATGCCAGCGCTTACACGGCAGATGCCACAACCGAGTTTCTTACGCCAACGCCTGCCGCTTTCCTCGACAGCGTTCCGCTGTTCCGCGCGGGCGGGCTTGCGATAGCAGCGTTCACAGATACTGCAAAGGTTGATCCGGTTGTAGTAACCGAAACCATCAACGCAGCCGACAAACGGAAAATGACCTATTCAGAAGCTTATGTAAAAGTCACGGATAAGTTTGAACTTCAAACGGCTTATGTTTACAAGAGCACGGAAAACGAAATTGACGATGGCCGCATGTGCTCCGTGACAGTTAATACGGAACAGTTCGCCGCTGTCACCGGATTGGAGGTGGTAAGAAATGGCTGATTACAATGGAATCGAGGCGCTTCTTGCCTCTACAGACAATCTGGTGC